CACTATCACCAAGTACTCCCATGATGTCAACTAATAATTCATCAGCAGTTTCACTACCAATAAGATTACCTACTAGTGGTGCAATACGACTCATTTGATTCCTAGTTCTACTTCAGTCATGACTTTAAATTCCCATAAACGATCTTCACAGAACTCTGTTGCTGCTTTCCATTTTGCCTGATTCTTAGCGTATTCATATACTTCTCTTAAATAACTTTTTGTCTGTCTCTTCGGTTTCTTTGGTTTTGTTGTCTGTTTTAGTGGTTTAACTTCAATTAGATATCGTTTTATCTTACCTGTATTCTCTTGAACCTTGATATAGAAGTCAGGAAAGTATCTATGAACCTTATTATCAACAGGAGAACGATATGGTAATGCAATTTCTTCACTTCCCCACTCAAGTATTCTCTCATTTTTGTCACAATAAACCATGAATTTTCTCTCCCAAAGAGACCTATAAATAATGTTTGTAGGATCACCTTTATACTTTTTGGGATAAGAAGGATAATATTTTCCTTTATATGACATAAATAGAAATAACAATCATACTTATTTAGAGTGGCAGAAACACTAGTAAAACCATATAATATGTCAGCAGCCAATCGGATCATGGGTCCTTTGGCGCAAACAAACCATTTTTTGGTGTCACTTACATCACTGACACCTGAAGTTAATTCATACTTACAATCATATACGGATGCTTCTGATTTTAGAACTTTTTTAAGTCAAAGATCGGGAATTTTGTGTAGTGATGCGAGTTTACCTACAACTGCTTATGCAACAGCAGAAGTTAGAGATAACTTCATGGGCGTGCCACAGCAATATGCTCATACAAGAATTTACACTGATATTGATTTCACTTTTTATATTGATGACGATTATACTTTATTGAAAATATTTGAGGGGTGGATGGAATATATCTCAAGTGGAGCAAATGTTGCACTTAATCAACAAACAAAATCATTCTATCGTAGAATGAGATATCCTGACTCTTATAAATGCAATACATTGTATATAAACAAATTTGAAAAAGGTTTTAAAAGAACTATGAGATATCAATTTATAAATGCTTTTCCAAAGAGCATGGCATCAGTTCCAGTTTCTTATGGACCTGCTGATATATTAAAAGTCACAGTATCTTTCAATTATGACCGCTATATAGTAAGAGGTTAAAACATACCCTATAAATAATTTTACACAGTGAAATAATCATGCCTTTACCTAAGATTAGTACACCGTCTTATGAATTAACTCTACCTTCAAATGGGAAAAAAATAAAATATAGACCATTTTTAGTGAGAGAAGAAAAAATTCTTATCATGGCACTTGAAACTGAAGATCCAAAACAGATCACAGATGCAGTTGTTCAAATACTTGATTCTTGTATTCTTACAAGAGGAGTAAAAATTCAAAAACTTGCGACCTTTGACATTGAATATCTTTTCTTAAATATTAGATCAAAATCAGTTGGTGAATCAATTACAGTAAATGTGACTTGCCCAGACGATGAAAAAACATCAGTGGAGATGTCAATTGATTTAGAGACAATCAAAGTTAAGAAAAATAAATCTCATCAAGACACTATTAAACTTGATGATAATTTATCTTTAAAATTAAAATATCCATCAATGGATCAATTTATTGAAAATAATTTTGAAGTTGGTAATGAAACAATTGGAAATACTATGAAAGTAATCACATCATGTATTGATATGATTTACAATGAGGAAGAAAGTTGGAATGCTTCTGATTCAACTCAAAAAGAATTAGAAGGTTTTGTTGATCAATTGAATACGAAACAATTTAAAACAATTGAATCATTTTTTGATACAATGCCTAAACTTTCACATAAGATAACAGTGAAAAATCCTAATACGGGAGTAGAATCTGATGTCGTATTGGAGGGACTGGCAGCTTTTTTCAACTAGGTATGGCTCATACGAATCTGGAGTCATACTATAAAGTTAACTTTGCCCTGATTCAGCATCATAAATACTCATTGACTGAGATTGAGAACATGATTCCTTGGGAAAGGGAGATATATGTTTCTTTACTACAACAACATATTGAGGAAGAAAACTTAAAGGCACAACAACGTGGAACCTGATACAGTAAAGACACCTAAAATTAATAAGAGCACCTTTAAGATTGGTTCAGGTGATCTTGGGATGAGAGTCGCCAATAATGAAAAAAAGATAACAACATTAAAAAATATATTCAAGACACAAAGAATTGAAATAGGAGAAAAGATAACACCAAAAATTAATGTTTTAGAAGAATCATTAATAAGAACAAATGAAGTTTTAGGAAATATAGCGTTACAACTCAACAATGATTTTAGTAGGAGATTACAGGCAGAAAAAGATTTACTTCAAAAAGAACAACAAAATAAACTTGGTAGTAAGAGAGAAGATAAAGAAGAAAGATTAGAAGCAAAAAAAGTTTCTAAATTTGTAAAATCAACAGCAAGCACAGTAACTGCTCCTTTCAAAAATATATTTCAAAAAATATTAGATTTTGGAAAATTATTTCTAGCAGGTGTAGGTGTGAATGCTGCTCTTGCTTGGTTATCTAATCCTCAAAATCTTTTAAAATTTCAAGAAACACTTAAGAAAATAACTGACAGACCAATCATTAGTTTAGTTGCGTTTGGTGGAGCTGCATTTATTATTGCAGAGGTTATTGGAAAAGTAATTGGTGGGTTTAGAAAAGTTATATTTACTTTGTTAAATCCAATGACTTATGTTGATTTATTTACAGGTAAAACATTCAAAAACTTTTTACCTAAAATGCAAAAGTTAATACAAAAAGCAGGTAGAAATACCATGAAGGGTAAAGTATTAAAAGAAGTAGCAGAAGTTGGTATAAAAAAAGGTGGTCCTAAAATACTAGGTGCCTTACCTTTAATTGGTAATTTTATTGATATCGGTGCTGCGATCTATAGATTTAGTAAGGGAGATATAGTTGGTGGATTTTTATCATTAGGTAGTGCGATACCTGTTCTTGGTTGGGGTGTTGCTGCAGTTGACATTGCAAGAGAGTTTGGTGCATTTGAAGGTTCTATATTAGAAAAACAGAAAAAACCAGACAAAGAACTTGCTATGGGTGGAACTTTTGAAAAAGGTGAAACGATTGTAATTGATGAACAAACACCTAATGCAAAAAGATTTACGAGTATGCCATTTAGTGGTAAAGTTATGACTGCTCAACAAATGAAATCATTAAGAAGAGGGAAAAGGAGAAGAAGAACAACTATAGAAGAATTAAATTTACCAGACAAATATGTAGGTAATGATCAAACAATTCGTCAAATAGAACCTGGTGGAGATTCATTAGTTGGTGCAGCAGAGCATTTTAGTTCTATGAATCCGAGTGATCCATATCCTTCAGAATTTGCATTCTTCATGGAGGACATTGTATAATGGCAGTTGAAGATAGAGCAAAAGAATTAAATTCATTAGCAGAAAAAATTCAAGGTTCATTTACCAATTTTAGATCACAATTTAAATCTATTTCTAATAAAAGAAAAAGAATAAGAAGAAATATTACGGAGAGAAAAAAAAGAGATGCAAAATTAAAATCTTCATCATCATCTTTTGGAAAATCAATTGGAAATATAAAATCAAAAGTATTATCAGGACCGAGTTCAATATTGGGTAAAGTTCTTAACTTTGCTTCACTCTTATTATTTGGAGTCGCAATAAATGCCATTGCAGGAGTCAATCGTAAAGTTGATGATGACTCTAAGATGATGAAAGAAAATTCTGAAAATACTGGTAATTTTATTACTGGTATGGTTGCAGGTATACAAAACTTTATTGCAGGTTTTGGATTGATGGAGAAAAAAGTAAATAATACTTTTGATGATGTAGATAACAGTATTAAAAATGCAGAAAAAGAACTTCAAGGATTTAAAAGTGATACTGACAAACTAGATAATTTTAATTTATCAAATATCTTAACTGACAATACACAAGAAGATAATGATAGAGAATCAGAGGAGAAATCGATTGATTCAAGATTTAAGACATCTAGTGATAAATCAAATTTAAAAAGAAATGCGGATAAAACTGATAAAATCTTAAAAGATAAAGATATTGAGTTAGTACAAACAGAGGGTTTAACACCAGAGGATAAGAAAAAAAATACGTTTACAAAGAGACTTTTTAAAAAACTTGATGAAAATGAACTAAATATTGATAACTTGAAACTTGGTATTGAGTCAGAGGATATAGATGGTGATGGGGTAGATGAAAAAATTATTATTATACGACAAAGGGAGATAGTTAACAAATAATGTCATTAGCAGGACCATCAAATTATCAAGTTCTTCGTATGGAGAAATCTGACGAAAATAATCCACAATCTATTGGTGTTGAAGGAAAAACTATTTCTTTTAATTACTATGAGAGCATCTATTCACCAATGATAACTGCAAATGCAACCATTGTTGATACAGGTGATTCTGTTGTTGATAAAAGAGGTAATTTAGCAACGATAAAAGATGGATTTCCTCTTGAACATGACGGAACAGAAACTTTTAAATTTAAAATATCAAACGAAAATGGAACAATTACATCTTTAAAACCATTAGTTGTTACTGCTTCACCAGTTACTTTAGATCAATCTACTAGACAAGTTTTAACATTAGAATTAAAGTCAAAATTTTCTATTGAGAGTAGTAGTAATCCAAGATTGAGTTCTTATGGTATAGGAACTGTAGATGAGTCAGTGAAAAAAATATTAAAAGAAAATAAATTACCCTTCAGAAATGAAAACATCGAAAAATCAAGCACAGTAGATAAGATAGAAGGAAAAAATGAAACACCAATTGATTTAATATTTAATTTAAGTCGAAAATGTAAACCTGTAAAAGGTGCACCTGGCTTCTTCTTTTATGAAACTCAAGAAGGATTTAATTTTAGATCTATTGAAGGTTTGATTGAACAAGGTATGAATGAATATAAGGAAAATCAAAGTGTTCGTGATGTTCGCACTTACAAATATTTTAATAATCAGAGACAAGATTTAGGATCAAATGAAGATGATTATAATATGGTAAAAATGCCAATTTTAAAAAGAGATCATAATTTATTTAATGCTTTGAAGGCAGGAGTGTATAATGTTCGTATACAAACAAAAAATTTACTAACTGGTGAATTTAAAGATAATGTAGTAAATTTACTTGATAAAGATTCTAGTTATCTTGGAAGTAAACCTAAAAAAATAATCGATCAAAATGAAAATAAATTAGAAAAGTATTGTAAAACTTATAGTTATGTTCTTGCACCAGGTAATGTTGATGAAGGTGTAAGTGATAAGATAACAAATAGTCCTGCAGAATATGAACCTCAGGCTATGATGAGATATAGTATGTTACACTCTCAAGTGCTTGAAATCCAAGTTCCTTGTAATATATTACTGATGGCAGGTCAAGTGATAAAATTAGAAATGGAAAATGTAACTGGTGGTAATAAAATATTACAGAGAGAAAATCAACATCGAAGTGGTTTTTATCTTATTCTTCATTTAAGTCATCACTTTGATCCTAAACATTCATATACATCAATGACTTTAGCCCGTGATACCTACGGATTATATACAAGTAGCAAATAATGGATAGAAAAAAACCAAAAATATCAAAAGTTAATGATCGATCTCAGTATGGTAAAACACCACTTGAATCGTGGACAGGAACTGTTGTTTCATATGACGCACAAAAAGATCAACTTGAAGGTGGTTGGGGTTGGAGATATAAAGTTAGAATTATGGGAGAGAATACACAATCTGATACTATTACATCTGAAAAAATAGATTATGCATACTGTTTACTACCTACAACTGCAGGTTCTGGTGGTGCTTATAAGTTAAGATCCGTTAGAATTAGTCAGGGTGATTATGTATTCGGTGTGAAAGGTGGTGGAGGTCCAACAATTATCATGGGTGTTTTTCCTCGAACTTCTAAGCAAGTGCCTGGTTTTGGTAATTTTGAAAATCTATCAGGTTTTTATGGTTCTCTAAAAAATACTGGTATTATAAGTGGTGAGTTTAATGAACAGATAGGACCTGCAACACCAGGTGGTTCTGGTCTTGATCCAAAAGAATGGACTAAAGCAACTGCTAATGATCCATCAGAAAAGATAAAAGAAATAATTCCTGAAGCAGAAAAAGGAGATGAGATACCAATCGAGCAAACAGAAAAATATCAACCTGCAAGTGGTAAATTAATTGACCCTCTTGAGTGGGAACCAGAAACTTCTTTAAATACACCAACCATAGAAGCTATAAAAGATTCTTATGAGAAGGGAGAATTGAATATAGAAATTTATAAACAAGCACTTAGGCAAGCAACAAAGCAAGGTCTAGATGGGTATGAAAAAAATGTGGTTGATGAAATAATTAAAGGATTATGAAATATGATCAAAATAAAAATACCCTACTAAATAGTATGAGTAAAAAAGATTATGACTAGTATACCATTAGCAGTTAGTTTTGATTGTACTCCTCCTGAAAACGCATCAAAAATTCAAAAATCCTTAACTAAATTTTTAAATGGTGCATCAGGAAAGTTAGGTGGCGCTTTTAATATGGTTTCGGGTCTTGATACTGCAGTGAGTGAAATATCTGCATCCATGACTAGTCTCACAACAAGTATGAGTTCTCTTCTTGAGGATAAATTATCTGAGTTTGTTAGTACAGGTTTGATGGCAGCAAAGAATTATATTTTTAATACAATCACAAATCCTTTAGCTGCTATCGCACAAAATAATGCATTTTTAACAAGTGCATTTAAACCAATTGGAAGTCTTTTTGGTGCTTTTGGATGCCTTGGATCTACAATTCAAAAGGCATTAAAGAATACAATCAAAAATTTACTTACCAATATGATAAGTAAAGGATTAATTAATCCCCTTGAGTGTGCAGTTGAAGATTTTATTGGTACTATTACTAATAAGATAAGTAGTTTGATGGATGGAATCATTGGTCCTTTAATAGAACCAATTAATAAGTTATTCAGTATTATTGGAAGTTCCTTTGGATCGATCAAAGATGTTCTTGGAAAGGGTCTAAACATAGTTAATAAATTGAATGGTTTATTAAATTGTAAAGACAGTGGTGCTAAATGTCATGAGGTTGAGAGTTGGACTTTGAATAAAGGTTCATCAAAACCAGATAGTACGAAGAAAAAACAAAACTTTATAACAAAATCTATTGATGCAGGAACAAAAAAAATTGATAATATTAATGATAAACTTGATGATGCGATTGGTAATATTGATGTTCCTAGAATAGATCCAATTACTGGAGAGGAAATGGAGGTTACATGTAATGGAGGTAATATTTTAGATTGTGGATTGCCAAGAGTTGAGTTCTTTGGTGGTGGAGGAGAAGGTGCTGCAGGAGATGTAATACTTGGAAACTTTATTGAAGAACTTGATAAATCAATATCAGAAACAGAAGTTGTTGTAGATGGTGAGACACAACCTGTTGGTAGCATATTGGAAGACGTTAAAACAACTGGAGGTATTTTGGGTGTGGATATAACATATCCTGGTGAAGGATACACAAGTGAACCCCTTATCTCATTTGTAGATAATTGTGATCAAGGTTATGGTGCCTATGGTCGTGCAATAATTGATAAAGATCCAAATTCACCTACTTTTGGACAATTAACTGGTGTTCTTATGTTATCTGAGGGTGAAAACTACCCAACAGGAGAACAAACTGATGTATTTGTAGATGAAATTGTGGTTGAAAAAGGTGGTTCTGGTTATAAATTAAATGATAAAATAGATGATTTTGAAATTTGTGGTGTAGATGAAAATGGTTCGATTACAAAAGTATGTACAAATGATAAAGCATATCGTACATTACCATCTTTAGGAGTCAAAAGTTATACTGGAAGTGGTGCAATATTAACACCAATTATGACTCGTAAACGTAGACAGTCAGAAGTTATTCAAGTAATTGATTGTATTACACCAAGAAATAATATAGTTGGATATGTAAATGGAAAAGAGTATAATGGTCCTTTCCATGTGATGCCTAATGGACAAAAGATGACAGGAGCAGTTCATACTGAGAGTGATGATATAATTTATAATACACCCCAAGAGAGTTTGAGAGATGGATCACCACAACGTATTAGTTCTACGGAGGTTAATTTTAGATCGATTCAACAATTAGTTCAAGAGAGTGAACAAACACAAACAATAGAGAGCACAGATACTTACACTGATCCAGTAGATGATGCGATGGATATGGATACAGACATAGATCCAACACCACCAAGTACACCACCAAGTACACCACCAAGTACACCACCAAGTAGTGGTGGAGGTGGAGGATACGGTTATTAATTATGACAAGTAAAAGTGAAAGTAGAGTACTAGACGTTTTCGGACCTAATTTTCTTATTGAAACTAATGGTCCTGTGGGTGTTGGTGGTGGTATTGCATATCAAATTTATTCAGTTACAGACAAAGATTACAAGTGGCAACAGGCATTACATGCTAGTGGTCTTGCTACTATGGAAGCAGATGGTAGTTTAGAAATACAAACAGGATCAAAAAATAAAGAGGGGGATGTAAGTTACGTTGCGATGGCACATAATGGTGACATGGCGATAACTGCTGAAAATGGTTGGGTAAGAATATATGGAAGAAATATTGTGCTACAAGCAGCAGAAGAACTTCATTTACAGGGAAATACAGTCAAAATAGGAAATAAAGCAAATGAAACACTTGTTTTGGGAAGAAGAATAGAAATTGGAGATGCAAAAGAGACAAAGGAAGTTGTGGTTCCAAAAGGTAAAAGAATTACAAGAGAAAGTGGTAATATATTTCTTAAAGCTTCTAAAAATGGTTTATCTGGTATAGGTGCAGTACAGGCTGCTTTTATATCTCCATTTAAAAAGGCAGCACTCAAACCTGGTGAATTTACAGGAGGTTTATAATGGAAAGACCTACCGATGCCGATAGTCTATTTGAAGACGTATATATCTATGGGAAACTAAATTATGATTTTAAAAATGATGACTTAACCTTTGGAAACGCAACCTTTACAGGTGATATAAATCTTGATGAAATAACTTGTCGTAATGCAAATGTAACTGGGATTGCGACAGTCGGAACGAGTTTATATGTTCAAGGCAAATTATTTGATGGTGATGGTGATTTTGGAACAGCAGGTCAACTTTTATCATCAGATGGGACAGACACTGTATGGATAGATGCAAACACAACCAGTGTGGCAAATGCAAATAATGTTGGAACTAATGAAAACTCAACAAATGCAGATCAGTTTGTAACTTTTGTTGGTGCAAGTAGTGGCAATAATCCAATTCGTGTTGATGCAGGTGTTAAATATAACCCAAGTACAAACACACTCAAAGCAACTAATTTTTCTGGTGATGGTTCGTTACTAACAAACATTACCACTGGTCAACTTCAAGGTGCAGGTATATTTGTAACTGGTATGATTGTATTATGGTCTGGTGCTGCTGATGCGATTCCAACTGGTTTTGTTTTATGTGATGGTAACAATAGCACACCAAATTTATCTGGTAAATTTGTAGTTGGTTATAGTGCTAGTAATGGTGACTATGATGTGAATGATACTGGAGGTGCAGAAACTGTAACTTTAAGTATTGCTCAAATGCCTAATCATAAACACGATACAACTGTAGATAATACTAAATTGTTCCCCTCTAGTGGTCAAACATCAATAGGTTATGGTGGTGCTGGAACTTATCCTGCAACTACATTTTCAATGAGTAATACTGGTGGTGGTGGAGCTCATGAGAACAGACCACCATACTACGCACTTTGCTACATTATGAAAACCTAATTGACACAATTGGTGTTCTAGTATTATAATATAAATATTATGGTTCTAAAAAGAAAAAATGGACAAAGAAAAAAGTCCGATGGAAAGATTGCATGATGATATTCGTCAAGCAGTAAAAAAAATAGAGGACGATATGGATGATGAAATGGTACGCATCCATACAATTGAGAATGATGACGCAGGCTAAATAATTTACCTGCGTAAAAATCTGTGTACAAACTCTCTACTAAATTTTGCTGGTATGATGACAGTAAAATCATCGTAAAGATGTTTTTCATCAATGGACTACCATTTACTTTTGATGAATTACCATTTGGACACACATGGGATGAAGAACTCTGTAGTGTAGCAGACGAAAACCCTTGTTATGACCCAGAATACATGTATAAAGCATATGGGTATTTGATGTTAGAAGAATTGCACCCTCTATATTTTCCAGTTGAGTTGGAAAATCCAGAACTCTTGCCTGATGATTTAGAGTATCTCTACGAACAGGAAGAATCTACCTAACTAAATAGATCATAGGAATATTTTGTCAAAAATAAAGCGATGCCTCTTAATAAACTAGAGAATTTTATAAAGAATACCGAAGGTCGTATTCTTTATGTGAATCCAAATGATATTGACTCGACTGATGCGATTACGAATCAGGGTAATTCACTAGCGCAACCATTTAAAACAATTCAAAGGGCTTTACTTGAGTCTGCTAGATTTTCATACGTACGAGGAAAAAATAACGATTTAATAGAAAGAACAACAATATTAATATATCCTGGTGAGCATGAGATAGATAATAGACCTGGTTTTGGAATCAAAAATGTTGGTGGAACCGCAACAGCAGTATCACCCTCTGGTTCAGAAACAGCAGCACAAACAACACTTACATTAAATTTAACCTCTAATTTTGATTTAGATCAAGAAGATAATATACTTTACAAATTCAATAGTATTAATGGTGGTGTAATTGTACCTCGTGGCACATCAATCGTTGGACTCGATTTAAGAAAGACAAAGATAAAACCAAAATATGTTCCAAATCCAACTGATTTATCAGCACCTGCGACTGCATTATTCAGAGTTACTGGTACTTGTTATTTCTGGCAGTTTTCTATTTTTGATGCTGATGAAAGTAAGGTAGTTTATACTGATCCTGTAGATTTTTCTGCGAATAATCAATCAATACCAAGTTTTTCACACCATAAACTAACTTGTTTTGAGTATGCAGATGGTGTTAATAAAATTGATAGATTCAATTTAACAGATTTAGAAATTTATTATAGTAAACTATCTAATGCGTTCAATATCGCATCTACAAGAGATATTGATCAGAAGTTCCCAACTTCAACAGATGGTTTTGCAGCACAAAGACCAGAATTTGAGATTGTTGGTGCGTTTGCTTCAGATCCAATTGCGATTTCCGTAATTAAATCTGGTGATGGTAGCACAGCGGGGACTGTTGTTACAGTCACAACATCAACTCCACATGGATTTAGTAGTGGTACACCAATTAAAATCAACGGTGTATCGTCGCCAGAATATAACATATCAACAAAAGTAGCAAGTATTCTTGCAGAAGATGAGTTTACATATCTACTACCATCAGTTCCAGCAACTTTACCAGCAACACCAACTCCAACAACAAATCAAACAATCACCATAGAAACTGATACAGTTACAGGTGCATCACCTTATATCTTTAACGTATCACTTCGTTCTGTATTTGGAATGAATGGTGTTCTTGCTGATGGTGCAAAAGCAACTGGATTCAAGAGTATCGTTGTAGCACAGTTCACTGGTGTATCTTTACAGAAAGATGATCGAGCATTTGTAAAATATAATCCATCTTCAAGAAAATTTGAAAGTATTACAATAAATCTAGCAAAGGGTGCATTACTTCCTAAAGAATCATCATCACTAGATGTTAATAAGGTTTACCATTTGGATACTAACGCAGTTTATAGAACTGGTTGGAAAACTGCACATATAGCGATGAAGAATGATGCAATCATGCAGATTGTGTCAGTGTTTGCGATTGGATTTAATCGTCACTTCTCTGCTGAATCTGGTAGTGATGCATCAGTTACGAACTCAAACTCCAACTTTGGACAGATTTCTCTAACATCTGATGGATTTAAAGAAACTGCATTTAGTAAGGATGACGCTGCATTTATCAGTAATATAATCACACCAAAAGCAATTACTGATACACCAGTAAACGTTGATTGGCAATCATTTGATGTTGGATTAACCACAGCAGTTGGTATTTCAAGTCACTTGTACCTATTTGGATTTAATGATGTTGATGATAAACCACCTGTTGTAATTCAAGGTTATCGTGTTGGTGCAAAAGAAACTGATGTAATATCAGTCAATACTGGAACTGTCAAGAACGCATCAATCGTGATGAGTGATAATGTTGTGAGTTCTGCATCGACTGTTGTTACTGGTACAAATATAAGTAAAAAGACATTTAGAGTTGAATCTGGTCCTTCATTCGTACAAAATAATTCTGCAACATCTAATATCTTTACGATTGGAACTCATACAATACAAACAGGTGAAAAGGTAAGATTATTCAGTGATGATGGTGATTTACCAGAAAATATAGAACCTAATACAGTTTACTTTGCGATTAGAGTATCAGCAACAGAAATTAAGTTAGCATCATCTGTTACTAACGCAGAAAATGGTGTTGCAATTACAGTATTTAAAGGAACAAAATTATTCATAGAGAGTCGAGTATCAGATAAAACATCAGGTGATATTGGTTCACCAATACAGTATGATACTGTCAATAAAAACTGGTTCTTACATTCTCATACTACGAACGATATTTTTACAGAATTTTCAACTAAAGGTGTTAATGAATTAGGTTCTAAGAGTAATGTATCATTTATCTCAAGGACTGTTGATCCACGTTCATTAGATGAGAGGTTATATACTGTTCGTGTTGTAGTTCCAAAAGAGGCATCAAACGCAAAAGATCCTAATGATGGATTTGTTATTCAAGAATCAAGTAGCACAGGAGCAACTGCAAATACTGATTTCTCTGCATCAACAATTACAGCATCAGATGTATTCTTTGAAAGAAATCCAAGATTTATCAGTACTTGTTCCGCATCAGGTAGTACAATATCAGTCAGAACTGAAATACCTCATAATTTAAATGTGAGTGATAGAGTTAATATTCTAAATGTTAAGAGTTCTGCAAATACTACAGGTGTTGGAAATTCAGCATATAACGGAACATTTACAGTCACAGCAATATCAAATGATAAAGAGTTTCAATACTCAACCACTGATGTTGATGGTAAGACACATACTGCAGGTGATTTTACAAGTGATACTGCAACTAGATCGATTGATTTACCAAGATTCCAAAGAAATGATTTACAATCTAATCACTACATTTATCGTAGTGAAGTAATTAGTGAATACATTAAGGATGTTCAAGATGGTATCTACCATTTATTTGTTTTAAAAGCAGACAATACTATTGTCGAGGAGTTTACAGATCAAAAATATAGTCAAAATGTTACTGATTTATATCCACAACAAGATAAAGATAATGAAAATGATAATCCACCAGCAGCAGTTTCTTTTGCAAAAAGAGATCCAATTGGTGATGTTGTAACTAATAGCCTTAAAAATAGTATTACAAGAGAATCTACTGATAAGTTACTACAAGATTTTGGAACAGGTTTAAAAGTAACTGGATTTGATTCCACCACTGGTGTTACAACAATTACTTTTGATAGAGAACATGGATTAAGTGGAATCGTAACTTATTCTGACTTTACTGGTGGTACTGGATATACAAATGGAACATACCAAAACGTTAAGTTATTCAACACAGGAACTACCACATGGGATGGTGCAACTGCCAGAGTTACAGTTTCAGGTGGTTCGATCACAAACTTTGATATTATTGATGGTGGTTCTGGATATGGTGCAGAGAAATTAGAATTTGATCCTACATCTATGGGTTCACCAACTATCGGTGCAGCTGCGACATATACATCTGTTGGTTTATCTACAAACGTAGGTGATGTTCTTCAAGTTACTGGTATTGGAACTATCACTGATGGATATTACAGAATCGCATCAGTTCCCACAACTAAAACAGTTTCTGTTGCAACTACAACAGGTGATCCATCATTCTTATCTGGTCAATTTGCAATTAATTTAGGACCCGCTGTTGCAATTTCATCTGATGATTTTGAATCTGTAAGTGGTGTATCAACATTTACTTGTAGTTCTGCTCACGGATTAGTAATTGGTAGTCCATTTAGAATTATTGATAGTTCAAATAATAAACTTGGTGACTTCACAGTTAAAGAAAGAGTTGGTGTTAATACATTCTCAGCAAAAACTAATGCTGATTTAAACGGTGCGTTTGTATTACGTCATGGTATGAGTGCTGCTGATGCAACTTCTGATGAAGGTAACGAAAATCTTGGTACTAGAGGTTTATCATTCTACGATAATGAAACACTTACATTACAGGCAAACTTAACAAGTGGAACTGCTGTTCAAGTTGCAGTACCAAATGCAGGAATTGGAACTGCACTTAGATTCCCTCTTGGTTCTTATATACAGATAGATGGTGAGATAATGAGAGTTACTAGCTCTGAATTATCTGGTTCTTTGTTAAATGAAATAAATGTTGTTCGTGGTGCTTTAGGTAGTAGAAAATCAAATCATGAATCTGGATCACTAATCCGAAAAATCAAACCAATACCAATTGAATTTAGAAGACCATCAATTATTCGTGCTTCTGGACATACATTTGAATACATTGGTTATGGTCCTGGTAACTACTCAACTGGACTACCACAAGTGCAAACCAAGACATTATCAGAAAGAGAGGAGTTTTTAGTTCAGTCACAAGAAAGATCATGTGGACAGGTTGTTTATACTGGTATGAACAATGAAGGTGACTTCTTCATTGGTAACAAGAGAGTTAGTTCTGCAACTGGTCAGGAGAAAACATTTGACGCTCCAGTTCCAACAGTCACAGGTGAAGATCCATCAAGATTAAGTGTTGTATTTGATGAAGTTGTTATCAAAGAAAGGCTCAAGGTAGAAGGTGGAACATCAAGAACAATCTTATCACAGTTTGATGGTCCTGTTGCATTTAGTCAAGATGTTAGATTTGATGCAATTACATCATTCTCTAAAACAATTAATCTTACACAGGGAACACAATCAACATCAACCACAACAGGTGATCTAGTAATCTCTGGTGGTGTTGGTATTGCGAAGAGTGTATTCATTGGTGGTAACTTAACTGTATCTGGCACATTTAATGGTGGTGCAGTTGACTTTGGTAACATTCAAATTGCAAAAACAACTAACAATACCCTTGATACCAGTGCTGGTAATCTTGTATTAGATTCTACAGGTGGTTTAGTTGATATTAATGATAATGTTGATATTAGTGGAACTCTAGATGTTGATGGTAATGTAACTCTAGGTAATGCCACAAGTGATGCAACTACAGTATCTGGAACTCTTGCAGTCAACTCAACTACAAACTCAACCAGTAAAACAACTGGTGCATTAACAGTCAGTGGTGGTGTTGGAATCAATGATGATCTTCATGTTGGTGGAGACATAACTGCATTTGCCTCTTCTGATATTAATCTTAAAGAGAATATTAATGTTATTCCAAATGCACTAGATAAAATCAATGCAATTAGTGGTAACACATTCACTTGGAAAGATAGTGATAAAGGAGAAGATACTGGTGTAATTGCACAAGAGATTGAAGCACTTGGACTACCAGGAGTCACAACTATCAGAGATGATGGTACAAAGGCAGTTCGTTATGAAAAATTAGTTCCCGTATTAATACAGGCAATTAAAGAACTATCTGCGAAAGTAGATGCACTCTCATAAATAACTAAAAATACTACGAAATGGCGAATATCAGAAAATCATTTAGTTTCCGTAACGGAGTACAAGTTGATGAAGATAATTTTATAGTTAATGCTAACGGCTTGGTTGGTATAGGAACTTCTATACCTACTCAAAATCTTGATGTTCGTGGTACAACAAAGGTAGTTGGTTTAGTCACAGCATCAGATTTGTTTATATCTGGTGTTGCGACTGTTACTGAGATTCAAGTCGGAACTGCAATAACAATAGCAAGCGGAGTTATAAGTGCTACATCATTCTTTGGTGATGGTGCAACTTTATCTAACTTACCAACATCACAATGGACTGATGTTGATGTAGGATTAGGATTTACTTCAATACATTCAGCAGGTAATGTTGGTATCGCTACCACAGATCCAAGAACAAGTTTCCAAGTTGGTGGAACGCCAGGTGTTGCAGGTAAATCAGGAGTCGGAATAAATTCAATTGGTAATATTCATGCAACAGGTATCACAACCTCTGCTAGTTTTGTAGGTCCTCTCACTGGTAGTGTTACTGGTAATGTCACAGGAAACTTAACTGGAGCAGTTACGGGTAATGTCACAGGAAATATAACAGGTAATGTTGACGGAAATATAAACTCAACTGGTCTTTCTACATTTGCAACACTATCAGTCACAGGTTTAGTTAATGTTGGAACTGCTGCCACATTTAACACAGCAGGTCTTGACGTAACTGGAGTCACTTCATCTACGAGTTTTGTTGGTGCTTTAACTGGGGATGTTACAGGTAATGTTACTGGTAATCTCACAGGAGATCTTACGGGTGATGTAAGTTCTGGTATTACTACCGCAACTACAGAGTTGAATGTTGGTACGGGTGGAACTTCATTAACTTCATTAAATACAGGTAAACTTGGAATCGGAACTGCAATTCCTAGCAAAGATGTTACTGTAAAGAAAGAAGCAAATACTTCTGTTGAAGTTGTTTCAGAGAGTGGAGTACCAAATATAAGTATTGGATTGACAGGTCAAACTAAAAATAAAGGTATCGTAAGATTTAATAATGATGCTAATGCTTTTGATATTGTTAACAATGATACAGGTGATCTTAATTTTATTTTAGATGCAGATAGCAATAGTGGAACTGGTGATATAAGATTTATAAAGACAACTTCCGAAAAAATGAGGTTAACAAATGATGGAAAATTGGGTATCGCTATTACAAATCCATCACATCAACTTCATGTGGTTGGTACATCTACTGTCACAGGAAATGCATTTGTTGGTGGTAATTTATCAGTTGGTGGTACAATATCTGGACAATTAGCATTAGGACAAACTTTACAGGCAAATATCTTTACCACTTCGGGTGTGTCTACGTTTGGACAAGTTAATATATCAGGACCAATCGGATTTGGATCAGCAATACCTGATGCTGATATTGATTTTAAAACTGCAACTGCTGCGTTTGCAAAAGTCGGTATAGCTACCACAAACCCTACAGGTGCTTTTCAGGTAAAAGATACCGCATTTATTGATACTCTCGGTATTAATACAACAACTATTCAATCCGCATCTGGATTTGATTTAGGTAGATTGCAAATAGTTGGTAGTAAGATAGGACTTTTCCAAGCTTCAATTCGTTTAGATTATGATAGATTCTCTCAAATTGGATTCGGAACATTTGGCGCACAAGAAGACCCAGAAGGTGTATTAGATCTAAGTAGAGCAGGTGAGAAACATCCAACACCTTGGTTTAAATTGCCAGAAATGACAACTACGAGAAGAAATTCGTTGACATCTGACTTTAATAATAGTGGTATTACTACTAACTCAGTGATATATAATACTACAAGTAAGAGAATAGAAATTTATCTTGCAACACCAGGTTCCGTTGCTGGTAATTCTGCATACTGGGTTGGTGTTGCAACGGTCGCTTAATTTATGAAAAAAATTGTTATTGTTGGTGCTGGCACTGCTGGATTGGCAGCTGCGGCTATGATGAAAAGTTATTGGAAAGACAAAGTTGATATAACTTTGATCTATGATAAGAGTCGAGGAAATATATCAGTTGGAGAAAGCACTACCCCAATCTTTAGATTGTTGTTAGGACATCTTGGTGTGTCAACAAAAGATTTAATAAATGATATTGGTGGTAAAGCAACTATAAAACTTGGTATTAAGTTTAAAAATTGGATACCAAATACAGAGTATTTTCATGGTTTTGCAGAGATAGAGAGAGGAATTGATACAAATACAAGTGCAATATATTCCATACCAGCAGGAGAATTTAATGGTGGTATGAATTATAATAATGCAAAAACTACCATACCTAACAAACCATTTGAAGATTATGATTATGCGATGCACATTGATACAAAAGTATTTTGTGAATACATCACAGATAAATTAAAAGATAAAATTAATTTTGTTGATGGAGTTGTTAATCGAGTGCGAGTAAATCCTGAGTGTAATAAAATTGAACATATAGAATGTTCAACTGGAATATATGAAGCAGATTTATTTGTTGATGCATCTGGTTTTAATGCAGTATTATTTAAACATTTGAATCCTATATGGAATGACACATCTGATGTACTTCCAATAGATCGTGCAATACCACAACAAGTTCCTCATGATTTTAAAGAGACACCCTCATTTACAACTTGTGAAGCAACTAATAATGGTTGGATATGGCAGATACCAATAGGAGATAGATTTGGTACAGGATACTTGTATTCATCTAAATTTACTACAGATGAAGAAGCACAAGAACAATATGATAAATGGCTACAAGAAAAGTTTAACGTAGGATTAGAAACTGATCGAATTATAAGATATAAGCCTGGCTACTACGAGGATTATTGGATTGGTAATTGTCTTGCAGTTGGACTGTCAAGTGGATTTATTGAACCATTAGAAGCAACTGGTATTCAGATTATTATACAACAGATACAAGAGTTTATGATTGTTAATTCTACATTTAAAAATTTAGAGTACAATCGCACAATCTTAAACAAAGGCAATCGTACACTTTATAAAGATATTATAGATTTTGTTGCACTACACTATTGTACGAATCGAACTGACTCTGCATTTTGGAATTATATGACATATAATAAAATTGATTGGGTACGAGATTTTGAAGAGAAATGTAAAGAAGAGTTTTTAGACGCAAGAACTTGTTATAAAGAAAAAACTTTTTGGGGACTTGATAGTTTTATACAAGTTTGTTATGGACTTAAAATGTTTAATCGAGAATCAATTAAAAACTTCTTATTGTCTAAAATTGATGGGATCGAAATTTTTAGAACAGCAGAAGCAGAACACCAAGCACTAGAGAGTGAGAAGAAAAAGATAAAACAAATTGCTCATAAAAAAGTTTTAGACCACATTATGAATAAATAAAAGAAAAAGGTAAAATGGGTTATTACATCAAGAAAACAGGATTATCTGGAAAAACAGTTTACTGGACAGGTGGAGTTCATTGGTCTGATGATAGTTCAAATAAAAAAACTTATGTCAATAAGTCAACAGCAGATGCAAAACTTGTTAACACTGATGGTAAGAACGGTGGTTGGACAGGTGCTACGGTTGTAAGTGAATAATGGCTATCTCAGTTACTAAATCAGGTCCTTATTTCACATCTGGTGCGATAAGTTTTAGTGCGATGAGAAATACATTTCGGTTGAATAGTCCAACTGGATCTATATCAGCGTCTGAACTTTTAAGAAATACTGATGTAACAAATACAGATCCAATATTACCTGATGCAACAGAGAATAATGATGTTGCAACTTCAACTGATTGGAAAACATCACAGATAAGAGATAGTATTAAATTTTATAATGTAACACAAACCGATACAAATGTAAATCTAGATATTGATGGACTCTCATGGAATAGTAATTTAAATAAAAATATAGTCAAAAAAATGAATATTGAAGGTATTTGTGGTTCTAACACTACAGGTACAGCAGCTGCTTTGATGGATGATACTGCACATAATTTAACAATAGATGTGAGTGGAGATATATTTGGTTGTGGTGCATTAGCAGTAACTGATGACAATAATCCTGATGGTTTAGATGGTGGGGATGCACTCGATGTCATTACCTCTGGTAATAATGTTAAAGTTAATGTTCAATCCACTGCGAGAATTTATGCAGGTGGTGGTGGAGGAGAACATGGAACTGAAGGTGCTACTGGACAGAGTGGAACTTGTTTTGATTATATCTTTCAAAATGTAAATAGTGGTTGTGGATTTTGTGGAGATTGCAGTAGTTTAGGTGCAGGTTATAGTAGAATAGGTGGATGTAATAGTGGTTCAGGATGTAATTGTTCAGGATGGGGTTGGTGGTATGGATGTCGTAGTCGAAATTTGAGTGCTGCACAATGTCGTAAACAAGAAAATACAACTGTAGCAGGTGGAACTGGTGGTGCAGGTGGCGATGGTGGTCGTGGTCGTGGATATAATTATCAATCAGGTTCACTAGCAGGTTCTACTGGTGGTGGTGGTGAAGCATTTGTAGGTTGTGGTGGATTCACAGGTACAGTAACATCAGGTGGTACAGGTAATGATGGAGAAACTGGAGGAACTGGTGGTGAATGGGGTGAAAATGGTGCTAATACCAATGACTCAGGAGATGGAGGAACATCGGGAAAGGCAATAGATAGATCGACAAATGTTTCAGTTGGTGGTATAATAAATTCAAATACAATAAAGGGGTCTTATTAACCACTAGATTTTATTATGGGAAAATTTCCTTCCTTATCTGAACAATTTAAAAACCTACGAGAATCTTTCCACCATAACTTTACATACCTCGTTAACAAACAGTACCGAACAGAACAAGATTTACTTGTAAATAATGAGATATATGAAGAACGCTTGACTATTTGTAAGGGATGTGATAGATTTGATAAAGAACAAACTAGATGTATGGAGTGCGGTTGTTTTCTTATGATAAAAGCAAGACTTGTACCCGAACTTTGCCCACTAGGGAAATGGAAAGATGAAACTTCTAATAAAAGATAGATTTTTTCACAATGCAGATGTTTTAAGAAGATTTGCATTGAGTTTCGAGTATCAAGACAGTTCAAAGATATTAACAGATGTAGGTTGGAGAGGACATAGAACAGAAGAATTTGATTTACTAGATAATAAAATTATAAATGAAGCAAGTCAAAATATATTAGAGACAGTATCTAAATTCTACAATTTAAAAGGATATTCAATTACATCACATTTTCATATATCTACAGAAAAAACAAAAAAGACATTAAATGATTTTGATAATGACAAATATCATAAAGATCAATGTGAATATGCAGGGGTAGTATATTTAAAACCAAATCCCCCTAGAAGAACTGGAACATCATTACTTAATGGAAAAGAAAATAAAATTGTCAATATAAAAAATAGATATAATCGTTTACTCGCTTACCCTGCACATTTTGCTCATGCACCTACAGATTTATTCGGAGATGATTTTTACACAGGTCGAATGACACTCACATTCTTCATGAAAAAGGATTGGACTTGGGATTGAAATATAAAATCTTATACATACTCTGTATGGTTTGTTCCGAAGGTTATAGATTTTTTTAAAGGCAAGTTGCGAGTACGAGAATTTTGTGATATGATGATAAAAAGTTTTATTGTATGATATGGCAGAACATTTGCTATTTCCTACTCTGATCACTCAGAGTAAACGAGATGTGAGTGAAAAAGAAAAAATAGATTGGTTTGATTCGTATCTAGAAAATAGTAACGAAAATGGTGAATCTATGGATTATCTTGGATTTGTCTCAATGCACCACGACCCAAGATTTGAAATGGTTTTTTATGATATTGCAAATACAGTTAAAGAACATCTTGAGTCTCTTGGTATAGACTCTACTACAATTTGTGTAAATATCACAAAATCATGGTTTAATGTTAATACTAATGAAGCGAGAAACCCCATACATGACCACGCAGAAAGTCATTACTCGATGACTTATTATCCCCATATTAAAAAGGGATTTGAAAAAAATTTAACTTTTTATGATAAAGCAGTGTCAAGAAATGAACCTTATATGTCTTTTTTGCAAAATAATGTTCACAAAATTAATCATCTTAACGCACGTTCAGTAGAGTTTACACCGCAGGTCGGAGATATATTTGTTTTTCCCTCTTGGATGGAGCATGAAACTGGCAATACTTCAGATAATTTAGATGTTTCTACAGAAGGTCAATCATTTTTTTCACATGAAGAATTAGAACAATCACGCATTTGTGTTGGTTGTGATGCGATATTGACCAGAAAAAATACTTTTAAATATGATCACTTACTGACACCGATAACATTGTGGAAAAGATATTAATTTATGCTATAATAGGTGTATGACATCAAAAGCACTAGAAGCACTTACATCAACTACAGGTAATAAAACTGATTGTTGGAATACACCACCCGAATTTGTAGGGGATGTATTAAAATATTTTGGCACACTAGATTTAGATCCTTGCTCTAATGACGAGGATAATCCAAATGTACCTGCTAAGAGAGTATATACAGAAATAACTAATGGACTCGCACACAGATGGACAGCAAATAGTGTGTTTATGAATCATCCTTATAGTCAGAGTGACAAATGGATTCCTTACGCAGTATCACAATATGAGTTAGGATATGCAAAAGAAATGATACTCTTAATTAAATTAGATGTTTCAACAAAGTGGTGGAGATCAGTATCACAATATTCTTGGATTGCAGTAAATGAAAGAATGAAATTTGGGGATGGCACAGGTGCATCACCATTTCAATCAGCAATAATATATCTTGGTAAAAATTTAGATAAGTTTAATACTATGTTTTGTAAATATGGAACTCTTTATGCACCATACTATGTACCACTTAAGAATCTGTCACATGGGATAGAGACACCTCTTACCAAAGTGCTATAATAAGTACATAAACAAATTATTGTAATGCAACTAAGACCACACCAACTTGAAGCACTTGATAAGATGAACACCAAAAGATTAGGACAAGTTATTGTTCCTACTGGTGGTGGTAAGACTATGTGTATGATAGAGGATGCCAAGAAAAGATTTACACAGAGTAGTTTACCACAGACTATTGTTGTAGTTGCACCTCGCATCTTACTTGCAAATCAGTTATCAGCAGAGTTCTTAGAGTTCATCACAGATGTAGATGTCATTCATGTTCATAGTGGAGAGACACATCACAAGAGTACAACAAAGGCAGATGAGTTAGAGTATTGGGTTAACAATAGCACAGAGAACTTACTTATATTCACTACATATCATTCACTACACAGAGTCGAAGAGACAGGTATTGAAGTCGATACTATCTACTTTGATGAAGCACATAATTCAGTACAGAAGAACTTTTACCCTGCTACTGATTACTTCTCAAGAAATGCAGATAGATGCTACTTCTTTACAGCAACACCAAAACACTCTCGCACCACAGAGAAAGCAGGTATGAACCATACTAAAACTTATGGTAATGTCATATGCCAAATCCCTGCACCTAAGTTAGTCAAGCAAGGTTACATTCTACCACCAAAGGTTGAAGTCTATCGTTCAAGAATACTCAAGAAAGATGAGTTGGTTGCTGACAGAGACAATGAGCAAATGATTGATGCCATTGACAATCTTGACAAAGACAAAGTATTAATATGTGCGAAGTCAACCAGACAGATTGTTGCACTTACATCACAGACAGACTTTGTTAAGCAACTTGCAGTTCGTGGTTATTCTTATATGTACATCACAGCAAAGACAGGTGCGGTTATTGATGGAGAGAAGGTTGACAGAGAGAGTTTCTTTGACACTCTTAATGAGTGGGGTAGAAATGGTAAGAAGTTTGTTGTACTACATCACAGCATACTCTCAGAGGGTATCAATGTCAATGGTCTTGAAGCAGTATTGTTTATGAGATCAATGGATTACATAGGTATCTCACAGACAATCGGTAGAGTTATTCGTAAGGGTAATGCAGACAAAGTATTCGGACTTGTATGTATTCCAGTTTACTCTAACGTGGGTATATCAACTGCAAGAAAGGTCGAAGCAGTTGTTGATACTATATTCAACAAAGGCGAAGCAGCAACATCAATCGTAAACTCATGAATTTTATTGAACAACTAGAAACAAAAGTGAATTGGAATAGAGTATTTGGAGTCGTTGATTCTTTATACTCTGACAAAGGATTTACATCTAATGCAGACAACTTTGCAAGGGCAACTATGGTAGAGAAAGCTTTAGATAAGTTTTCAGACATTAATAGAGTTGACCAAAATGGTTATGACTTTGAGTGGGAAGATAAAAAGATTGAACTTAAGATGGGTAAGAATCTTTTTTACAAAGTCAAAGACCCAAAAGCAACTAAGAAGTTTAAAGTTAAATCATTTCTAAGTGAGACAAAAACTGTAGAAGATTTTAGACAGATAAGTACCTTTGATTGGTTACTTGTCATTGATCTTACAGCAAGAAGAGTTGTAGTTGTAGAAGATGAACACGCAAGAAGTTTATATCAAGAAGGTGCTGATGGTGCTATGATAGCACTTCAAGATGGAGATTATTATGAGTGTAATATTGGAGAGATAAATCCAATACTACCACCAATTAATCTATCATATTTGTATCAGCAAGCAGACCAACAGTTTCTAAATTTCTAAATCTATGCTAAAATCAGATCAACTACTCAGAATATACAAAGTGGTTAAGGTAAAACCTACACCAAAATATAAACCAGTTAGAACTCACTATAACATTCACACATACGGATGAAGGACACTATTTTATTTGGAGATTGTAAGGAAACTTTGAGTGCATTTCTACCTCAGAGTGCAAGAACTTGCGTGACATCCCCACCATATTACGGACTCAGGGATTATGGTACAGCAACGTGGATAGGGGGAGACCCTAATTGCAATCATAGGAGAGACAGTAAAGTCAAACCTGAGAATTGTAATACAGGGCATAAAAATCACGATGAAATGTATGGAGTAGGGGATGCAATATATAAAACTGTTTGTCCTAAGTGTGGTGCGATTAGACAAGATAGTCAAATTGGATTAGAAGAAACACCCGAAAAATATATTGAAAGTCTTGTAAATGTATTTCGTGGTGTCAGGGATGTTTTAACTGATGATGGAACTTTATGGGTTAACTTAGGAGATAGTTATTATAATTATCGACCAGGAAAAGGTCAATCATATCCGAAACAATCCGTTTCTAAAACAAAACAAGATTTACCAGATGAATGTAATAAAAGAGGTAATAAATTAGATGGATTAAAAGAGAAAGATTTAATCGGAATCCCTTGGATGTTTGCCTTTGCTATGCGTAAAGATGGATGGTATTTAAGACAGGATATTATATGGCATAAACCTAATCCAATGCCAGAAAGTGTAAGAGATAGATGTACTAAATCTCACGAGTATATTTTTCTATTCAGTAAAAACAGAAAGTATTTTTATGACAATGAAGCAATCAAAGAACCCGCAAAAGATTGGGGGACAAGAGACCGCACAAATGGTAAGTACCATAATCCTGGTACTGGCTTGGCTCCTCATAGTGGGTTATCCAAGTCTTATCCTACAAAAAACAAACGATCTGTTTGGTCTGTTACTGTAAAACCATACAAAGAAGCACATTTTGCTACTTATCCACCTGACTTAATCGAACCTTGCATTAAAGCAGGGAGTGAAGAAGGAGATACAATACTTGACCCATTCATGGGTGCAGGAACTACAGCGGCAGTAGCAAAGTCACTTAATCGTTATTATATTGGATGTGAACTCAATGAAGACTATGGTAACTTAATTCAGAAAAGAATACAAGATTATCATCCAGTTCAAGAAGTGTCACAAGAACCTTGCATAAACATCTTAGATATTATATAATAGAAGAGTAAACAAAAGAGAATCACAAATGAGAGTCAAAGTAGAACTTTATGTTGCAGGTCAAACTTTTACTGAAGAAGTAAGAGCAGTTGACTATCAAGAAGCAAGACAAGTCGCACTTGCCAGAAATCCTAATGCTAAAATTATAAGTGTAACTGCTGTTTTTTAGTGGCAAGAAAAGTTAATTATCAAACTGCTTGTCCTACTACATTTCCATCTTTATTAGATCCTAAAGTCGGACAACCGAGTGGATATGTCACTAAAGATGGTGTATGGGCAGCAGTTCCGTCAAATGGAAGAAAGTTTGCCATTGTTCATAATGGTATCATTGAACACTTCTCAAAGAATTTTGAATGTGCTATGATATACATAAAAAAAGGTATTCAAAAAGAGAAGAAAGATGCACGATCAAAACTCAATCGACAAAAATGAGACACCCTCTATGAAATATGATAGAGCATTGTCTTTATTCACAGAGTCAGTAATGAAACCAGACCACGATTTGCGTGGATGCGCC